TTGGGAAGTAAGGCAAAATCTGCTATCAATGCGCTGATCAGTCAATTTACAAATGCAGAAGGAAAGGCAAAAAGCTCCGGGAATGCTGTTGGAAACAACTTCAATAACGGAGTCCGCAATGGAATGAACCGGGCAGTATCCACAGCAAGATCCATGTCTGCATCCACGGTAGTGGCAATGCGATCAGCCGGATCTGGTTCATACAGCTGTGGTGTGTATATAGGCGCTGGTCTTGCAAATGGTATGGCAAGTCAGGTCGGACGTGTAAGATCTGTCGCAGCGCAGTTGGCAGCTGCAGCAGAGGCGGCAATTGTAGCAAAAGCTAAGATTGGAAGTCCGTCCAAGGTTACTCATAAACTGGGCGGCTATTTCGGTGAAGGATGGGTAAATGGAATTTCTGATAGGGTCACAGATGCGAAAAAGGCAGCATGGAAACTGGTAGACATTCCGGATTTAGTTCCTGTTCCGGAAATTGGAGCTGGATTAAGAATCGGCATCGAAGATCTGAATGATGATTATGACTACACCAGAAACGAAACCTATACCATTTACGTCCCTGTTGAAGTAGACGGCAGGCAGGTGGCGAAGGCAACAGCGAAATACACCAAAGAAGAAATTGAACAGCAGCAGAAAAGAGATCTTCGAAAGAAAGGCATGAGATAAGGAGGGCAGATATGTATAAATTTGTAGACACTACAGAGAGACAGGAAGAGCAGATACTGCCCTCCGAAGCTCTCAATTTTAACGGAGTCTATTTTGAAAATGTAATCCCCGGATATCGGACACTATATGTGTCCGGCCGGGAGATGATCGAAACAGAAATTACAGATTTGGATACGGAGATTATGGATGGATCCAGATATCGAAGAAAACGATATAAGCCGAGAACGATCACTGTCGGGTATCAGCTGATCGCTAAGAGTAATGCGGAATTCCGGAATGCTTATAACAAATTGAATTCGCTGCTGGATGTGGCAGAAGCGAAGCTGATCTTCCTGGATGAACCGGATAAGTATTATGTCGGAACAAAGGTAAATGCCGGCGATGTGCCGCATGGCAGAAATGCGGTAACTGCAGAAATTGAGTTCTATTGCTCAGATCCATTTAAATATTCCGTAGAAGAGTACGAGGTTGCGCCAACTGCAGATGACGGGACAACATTTGTTGTTGATTATAAAGGAACGTATAAAGCACATCCAACGTTCGAAGCAGTGATGGAAAATGGAGAGAATGGATTTGTCGGATTCGTTGATCAGGATAAACATATTTTACAGTTCGGAAACATCGAAGAGGAAGATGGGGAGACGTACAAAGAAAATGAGACATTGGCTACGCTTCAGGACTTTTTCAATGCACCGGATGATACATCTGGAACGGATTTTATGCATCCTTTCTACGGAGCAAAAGGATCCCTCGGAACATCAACATGGTTTAATACCAAGTTCCTCTCTTTGAAGTCTGCAGGGCAACAGGTTGGCCGCGCAAACGGTGGACTCAGAACCATCATTCTTCCGGCGGACTCAACCGGTGATCAGGAAGGGTGTCAGAACTTTTATTCTTATTTCCATATCCTGTTTTATGCCGGATTGATGGGACAGACCGGAGAAATGTGTATTAACTATCTGACAGCGGACGATAAGCTTATTGCCGGTGTGAACTGGTATAAATCGGATATGAGCGGAAATACAGGACGTTATGATCTAGTCTGCTACAATCCGAACAAGAAGAGTACCGATCAGCAGGCGGGACGTGTGCTGAAAACGTACACTTATATGACAAGTCATCTGCGGAAGCAAAATCCGTGGTACTGGAACTGGGGACATTGTGATCTTAGAAAAGAAGGCAGTAAACTTACATTTTTCTATAATGGCAGTTATCCGAGCTTCAATATTCCGGAAATAGCGGATATGAAATGTGCCAAGATTCAGATTGCGATTAAGCAGAGAGGAACAAGATCAGGGAATAAGTATCTTACATACAACGGGATCAATGCTTTTTATTTTCAGAAGTTACATGTAAAAAAATGGAGAGATGTACCGAATAAATTTGCGCAGGACTGCAGTTTGATTGCAAATTGTTCAGATGGATCAATTCGGATGAATGGTCTGCCAAAGCCGGATCTGGGAGCTCTTGGAAATGACTGGGAAACATTTTGCTTGAAGCCGGGAGTTAATCAGGTTCAATGCTTGTGCTCCAGCTGGGCGAAGAAACCGATGTTTAAAATGAAGTACAGGGAGGTGTTCTTGTGATCATATATTTTGCTGACAGGGCAATGAACATTCTTGGATCAGCATCTACCGGACTGCCAAAGGGACTAATGATTACAAATGATAAAAAGACAGAAGAAATATCCGAAGGTGTGGCAATCTTTGAATGCAATTTGGATTACAATTTTGTAAATCCGGATGAGGGCGAAGAACAGGAAGTTGATGTGAAGAAGCTTGCTGCAGTCGGAAATTTCATCTTAAAGCAGAGTTCGGACAGCAGTGAAGTGGAAGTATATACGATTATTGATTCGACGATAGATCCGATTCAAAAGGATGCATCCATCTATGCTGAAGATGCGGGACTGGATCTGTTAAATGAAGTGGTCGGAAAATATGCTGCAGATAAAGCTTATAACATTGCCTATTACATTAATAAATTTGCATATGATTCCGGATTCGAAATCGGGATCAACGAAGTAAGCAATCTTACAAGAAAGTTATCCTGGGACGGTGAAACTACAGCTACGGAAAGGCTATTGAGCGTAGCTACACAGTTTGATAATGCTGAGATTGAATTCAGCTTCAAAGTCGAGAATATGGCTGTGACTGGAAAATACATCAATGTGTATAAGAATAGGGGGAATGATTCGGGTGTTACTTTGACTGTTGGCAAAGAGGTTAGCGGATTTCGAATCAAGAGTTCCATCGCAGATCTTGCAACAGCATACCGCTGTACCGGCGGAACACCGGAAGGATCAGAAAATCCGATTACATTAAATGGTTATAAGTACGATGATGGAGATTTTTATGTAGAAGGATCCTATGTGAAATCCCGGAAAGCACTGGAAAAGTGGAGCCGGTATCAGATTAAGACAGAAAAGAATAAGAATGATGTTGGACATATCGTAAAATCCTTTACATACAATACGACATCGAAATCTGAATTGTGCAATCGAGCCGTATCCAGTCTTAAGAAGATCTGTGATGAAGCTGTTACCTATGAGGTAGAGTTGTTATATCTTCCAGATGGGGTGAAGGTAGGTGACACGGTATCCATTGTTGATGATGACGATAATATATATCTTACTGCAAGACTGTTGAAATTAGAGATGTCAGAATCGAACGACACAAAAGAAGCAGAGCTAGGGGATTATGTAAGACAGGGAAGCGGAATTGATGAAAAAGTCATTGAGCTGGCAGAGCGATTTGAGAAGATCGCTAAGAATCGTAATTTTTATACATGGACAGCCTTTGCAGATGATGAAAATGGAACGGGAATTTCGGCCAATGCTTACGGAAAAGATTATCTCGGAATCGCTACGAACCGGCTTGCGAAAGAAGCTGATCTTTCCGATCCAACGCAGTACACATGGGTAAAGATAAAAGGTGAGCAGGGCATTCCGGGAACAGCGGGTAAAGATGGTAAAACAACATATTTCCATATGAAATATTCGGCGGTACCGAACCCGACATCATACAGTGACATGACGGAAACACCAAACAAATATATTGGAACCTATGCAGATTATGAACTGGATGACAGTACAGATCCATCGAAATATACGTGGGGAAAATTCCAAGGCGACAACGGCGAAGATGGTGCAGATGGAATTCCAGGGAAAAATGGAGAGAACGGCGAGACGAGTTATGTGCATTTTGCTTATGCGACCAGTGCGGATGGAAAAACTGGATTTTCGACAACAGATACTGTCGGGAAAACATATATGGGACAGTATGCAGATTTTGAAAAAGCTGATTCTGAAGATCCGACAAAGTATCGGTGGAGTAAATTTCAAGGTCCCCAGGGCCCACAAGGTGAACAAGGACCACAAGGCTTGCAGGGGTTACAAGGTGAGAAAGGTGAACAGGGTATCCCCGGTCCAACAGGAGAGACAGGTGCCACCGGAGCAACAGGACCTCAAGGACCACAGGGAGCAAAAGGTGATACAGGACCTCAAGGACCACAGGGACCAACTGGTCCTCAAGGGCAGACAGGGGCAGCTGGTAAAGACGGACAAATGCTCTATGCGACATGCGATACCGCAGCCGGAACTGTAGCGAAAGTTGCAAGTTTGGCGGCTGGAACATTATCTCTCAAAGCCGGAGCAACAGTAGCTGTTAAATTTACTTATGCAAATACCGCATCCAGTCCAACACTTAATATTGCTGGTACAGGTACAAAAGCAATGTATATCCAAGGTGTCCGGGATGTATATTGGACCGACGGAGCAACCGTAACCTTCACGTATGACGGAGCAAACTGGAGAGTAGCATCCGAACCAGTATATGCTCCAACCGCTACGATCGGTAATGCTGCTGGATTCAATGTGTTTATAGATGGAACCAGTGTACAAGTTAGGAAGGGGACTGAAGAACTTGCATCCTTCAAAGGTGACGAGATTCGATTAGGAGAGGGTGTCGATTGCGCAAAGGTATTTATAGGAGATTTGGAAATAGGTGTAGATGGAGCAGAAACATATCTTAGAAATTCATCTACTAGAATTTCAACGAAGGCATCTCATGAGGGCGGCTCGGCATCAGTACCGTCCGTAGTAGTTGATGGTACTGATACGTATGTGAACGGCGAGAGTATGACTGCTTTATTTACAAAGGTGGATAACAAGGCGAACAGAGAGTGGACATTACTAAAGAACCAGACCTCAGCAGGAAACTCCACAATTACAGTCGATGTATCGCAGTATTCAGAGTTCATGATCACGTGCGGACTTGCAAGCAGTACAAATGGAAATTATTACCGAGAACTTGCAAGCACGATCGTACCGGCACAGGTATTAACAAGTCGTTCTGTTGTAGATCACGGGTCCGGTTCACATCAAGCATATTATTCTAGTGCATACAATGGTGGGATCTCATATTTGAGTAGCAACAAGATTAAAATCTACAACAACGGAGGTATCACAAGATTATACGCAAGATAATCGGTTGAAAATGAATCTTTCTTGGAAAACTTCTCCTTCTGCTGTATAATGTCGGTGGAAGGAGAGCGAATTGTGTTGAATAATTTCTTTGAATGGATTAAAAATCACCATAGAAAGACGATTGCCATAATGATTTTAAGTGCCGTGGTTCTTATATTCGGAATTCCTATAACTATAAATATATGCTTTAAGATTCCGGCACCATGTAAAATTTTAGAACCGGAGTGGGAAGCTGATAACGTATTGACGTATTATGGTGCAATCTTAGGATTCTTAGGGACTACATCATTAAGTATGCTTGCATTGTATCAAAATTATGAAATTAAAAAAGAATCCGATGCAAAACAGGCAAAAATAGATGAAATGGAACACGAAAAAGAAATGCCGATATTTGTAATAAAAAACTTGCACTGTGCAGGTAATTTTGGCAATTTAAATCTGTCCATTGGGAATATATCAGATAATGTAGCATACGATTTAGAGGTTAGTAATTTTAAAGTTGAAAGCGTAGAGGGAGAATGTATTTGTGAATCGAAAAAAGTAATATTGGAAAGATTTGAAGTACTTGGATGCACAGAAAACAGAATCGAGTTTATAAACGATAGTTTTTCAGGGGAAAATTTAAAAATG